GGTTTCCGGTCGGCACGAAGAGCTGGATGCCCTTGCCGCCGGCGGCCGTCAAGACCACGTCGGTCGTGATGGGCTTGCAGCTCGACACCCGGTCGGCGGTGGCGAAGAGGAGCGTGTTCGCCACGGTCGTGGAGAGCACGGTCGCGCTCGTCTCTTCGATGACCTGGAGCGTCCCGTTCGTCGCGTACTGAACGCCGCCGTAGTCGAGCATCAGCGTGGCGCCGGCGAACGAGATGACCTTGCCGGCCTGTCCGGGCACCAGCATCACCGGGGTGGCGTTCATCGTGAGGATCGCCGCCGACGGGATGTCCACCGTCACGTACTGAATGACGTTCTCGTCCACCTTGGCGCTGAGAACCGCGCCGTTGGCGATCTTCGACGCGGTGATGGCCGAAGGAGCGAGGTGCTCCGTGATGATCTCCCCGTAGCGGATGAACTTTCGAGTGATGTAACCATAAGCAGCCATGACCAACCTCCACATTTCCAGTGTCGCGTGATTGCGTACACTTCACGGCGATGGTAGCATATCTCAAAATCGAGGCGATGATGCACGGTCCTGCGACGATTCTCATCATGGCGAAGAAGAAGGCCGGGGGTGGCGGCTACTTCGACCCCATGGCCGACGCCGAGATGGCGATGGGCCCCATGGAGTTCGAGGGTATGGGAGAGGAGCCCGACCTCAGCAAGATGAACTTCCGCGACGCGGCGGCCAAGCTCCGTGAGATCGCCGGCCAGCTGGAGAAGTCGTCCGTGATGCACGGTGAGCAGGCCAAAGCGCTCAAGGCCATCGTCGGCGGAGCCGAGGGCGGCGAGGGAGAGGAGGAAGAGGACGTCGAGGACGAGCCGTCCGAGGCCCCCGCCGAGCCTCCGAAGGCCAAGCGGGCCGCGCCGGCGTTCCTCAAGCCGAAGCCGATGAGGTACTGATGCCAGGGGCGACAGAGTCCGCGAAGCTCGCCGCGCAGGCCGAGGAGAAGCTGCGCTCTCTCATCGACGGCAAGCTCTCTGACGCAGACAAGGCTGCGCTGGACCGTCGGATGGAGACGGCGCTGACGCTGCTTCCGTTGCTCCAGCCCATCGCAGACAAGCACGGCATCCCCGTCTCGCAACTCATAGGGATTCATGTCGTCGAGACGCGGGGCGGTGAGAACCCGATGAGCCGCACCTCCAGCGCGGGGGCCACCGGGCCGTTCCAGCTCACGCCAGCCGCACGGAAGGACTACGCCCCCTCGGCGAAGTACGGCACGATCGTCGAGGCCGACGCCGACTCGGCGGCCCAGTACATCAAGGCCGCGCAGGCTGCCGGGTTCACGATGCCGGAAGCCATCGGCATGACCTACATCGGCGGCATCCGTGGCGTGAAGAACTGGGGCGGCGGCGCCGCGAACAACATCGGGGAGAACTCCCTGGTCTACGGACCGATGTTCAAGTACGCCATCGAGCAGGCCGAGAGCCGGGCGTCGAAGTACCTCAACGACATCGAGCGCCCTGCCAAGAAGGCGGGCAGCGATGCCATGCAGGCGACGTTCGGCGGCTACGAGATGCCGACGATACGCACGGGCCTCGGAGCGTTCCTCAATCCTTCGGAAGAGGAAGCGGCCGCAGCGCGCACGGGCCGCATGACGGCTGCCGAGCAGGCTCGACAGAGCGCCTACGACGCGGCGATGCCTGCCGTCGAAGCCCAGAAGAAAAAGAAGTACGAAGAAGCGGGGTACAAGTGAGCGACTACTACGACATCCTGAGCCGCCTCAAGAAGACCACCATCGACGCTCAGGCGGAGATGAACGGCGTTCCCGACAAGGCGAAGAAGCTGGACCTCTCCAAGCTCGTCCAGAAGCCCGTCGTCAAGGTCCAGGTCAAGGTCGGGCGCAAGTAGCTACAGCACGACGCGAAAGCTCGGGTCAACGCCGATTGCCTCCTGCATCATGTTGCACAACTCCGCCGTCACGGCGTAGTAGTCCGCGTCGGACATGGAGTGCTCCAGCGCGTCGATGCGACAGGCGCGCGGGCGCTCGTCGTAGATGACGCACTTGTTGTCTGCGGACAGACAGGTACACGCACCGTCCGGACCAAGGGGCCAGCCCTCGATCCGCGGCGGAATGTAGACGCAGCATGCGCCGCACGCCGTGCAGGGAAAGGCCATCTGCGCTCCGTCGAGGGACCGCCAGGAAGAAGGTGCGTTCCCTGGCGGTCGGCTCGCAGCTATCAGCGACACCCACAGCTCGGGCCCATGTGATCCGTATCAAGTCACCGAAGAGGTGTCAACGGCGCGGGTTGTAAAACGCCGACTCGTCGGACTGGGCCATACGGCGCATGGAGTCCATGATCTCCTTGTAGGAGCGGTTCTCCGTCTGCGCCGTTCCGCCTGCACGGTTGGGGCCGAGGTTCATGAGGTTCATCGCCTCGGGCACGGGCTCCGGTGCCGGGGGAGGCGCAGCGCCGTACTTGGCGCGCACCATCGTGACGGCATCCTCGGGGTCGAGGCCGCCCGTGCAAAGGACGCAGAAGGCGTAGAACGCCTCGTCGCTCTCGTAGATGTCCGACGCCTCGGACTTCATCCAGTCCTCGACCTCGGTCACCGCCTGCTCGACCTGACGCTCCTCCGCCTGCCGGGCCTCGTGTTCGAACGACTCCAGCCGCTGGCGCAGCTCGTCGCGCTCGCGCTCGGCGGTCCCGTACTTGCCGGTCCACTCTTCCGAGGCCTTGTGGACGGACTGCTCGTACTCATCCCGAAGCGTCTGGAGAGCCGCGTCGTGCGCCGCCTTGAGGCGGTCGATCTCGGCCTGTTTCTCGGCCATCGGGTCGGCGTCGCCCGTGAGCCAGCGCTGGATACGCTGCTCGTCGGAGCGGAGCTTGGCTTCGCGGCGGTCGATCTCCTTGCGCCGCGAAGCCGTGTCCTGAAACGCCTTGGTGAAGCCGCGTTCGAAGTTCCGGTACTTCGATTCGAACCCGCGAACGAGGGTGTTGCGGAGGTTGTCGTCGCCGACGCGACTGAACCAGTCCGTCTTCGTCAGCGCATCCAGCTCGCCGTTCCAGTCGAAGACCGACGGGGCGGGCTCCGAAGACTCGAAGCTGGCATCAGCCTCTCCATCCTCGGTGCCCGTTTCGGTGACGGTCTCGGTCTCTTCGTTCTCGGGCTCAAACATTGGTCCTCCGGGCTACTTTTTCATCGGTCCAGGCGTCGGCTCCATCGGGGGCGGGGCCTTCATGCCCTCGGCCGACATCGCTCCACGCGCCATCGTGTCTTCGCCGGCGCCGATGTTCTTTTCGAGCTGCATGCGAAGGTTCATGTCCTTCTCCAGCATCATGGCGAGTTCGGCGGGGCTCTTGCCCGCGAGCTTCGGCATCATCTGCGCCGCGTCGTAGAGCGCCTGCGCCTTCTCGGGCGAGATGCCGAGCGTGTCGGCGAGGGCCGCCATCTCGTCGACGGCGTCGGCGGGGGCCGCGCCCATCGCATCGCCCCGCGCCGGGGCCTCGGGAGCCGCGCCTTCCGCGCCGCCCATCGACTTCGGAGGCGGACCGCCGCCCTGGTCGAGGATCGCCTGGATCTCGTCCGCCAGCGGCTTGATGTCGCGACGCGGAACGATACCACCCTCGGGCATCTTGTTCATCTCGGCCATGGAATCTCCTCTAACAAGGTTTAGGTAAACCGGGAAGGTAGAGAAAGAGCGCGACCCGGTTCGCTACTCTTCGTCAGGGGGTGGCGCCTCGTCTTCGAAGCCGGCCCCCGCAGGGGCCAACTCAAACGCGACGGCGGGAATCGCGGCCATCAACAACCACTTGTTCGGAACGCGCCGCCGTTCGCCGGTCAGCCGATCTTCCAGCACCGCGACGTCCTGATTGCCGGACAGGCCGACAACACGAACTTCCCGCCCGCGGCGCAGCGCCCGCAGGCGCGCCGCCTGGATGTCCGGCGTCATGCCGTTGCCGGCTTGGACATGATCTTCGTGGCCTTGCCCGCCTTCTCCGCTTCCGTCTCGACGGCGCGCTGGCGCAGCTCCGACTCCGTCACGCCGGCCCGCTTCTTCGTCTCGTACGAGCGCTGGCGCAGCCCGTCCACGCGCTCCTGCTTCTTGGCCTTCGACTCGCCTTCCAGCTCGATTCGGTGGCCGGGGAAGCGCTGCTGGATGACCGACACGGCACGGTCGTAGGCCTCCTTCGTCTCGGCCTTGCCCAGCACGCCCATGTCGATGGGCGTGAAGCTCCCGTAGCCGTGCCCGCGCACCGCCGGGCCCTGCCCGTGGCTCCAGTCGATCTTGGTCGCACCCCCGCAGTCGGCGCACTTCGGAAGGTCACCCACTACGACGAACTCGTCGCTGAAGATCGTATCACATTCAAGGCAGCGAATGTCGTGAATCGGCATCTTTTTTCCTACGCGACGGGAATGGGGGTGGGGCCCATGGCTTCCATGACATCGGACGGCACGTTCTGGGTCGCCGCGTCAACCGTCTCGGTCGAGGGCACCTCTGTGGGGACCGCGCCGGGCGGCAGCGAAGGACCGCCGGGGGCCGCGCCGGGAGCGCCGCCCATGGCACTCATCATCTGCATCATCATCTCCTGCTGGGCGGCCTGTTCCTGCTGCTCCATCTCTTCCCGAGGGATGAGCAGCTTCGTGGAGAGGCCCACGCCAGTGACCAGCTCCTCCAGCAGGGCGCGCTTGTTGATGTTCGGGTCCTGCGCGAGGATGGGGAACATCTTGAGCAGCGTCTCGGAGAGGACCGAGGGGTTCTGGCGGATGGGGTTGTAGGACACCATCGAGAAGTTCACATCGACATCGCGGATGTCGCTGAGCGACACCTCGCCCCAGCCCTCGTGGCCCGACACCTGGACGAGCTTCGGTTCCTTCATGTACTTCTTCGACAGGTAGAAGCACTTCTCGGCGACATCTTCGAGCGCGCCGTTGATGTGGCCTTCGCGCGTCGCGAGCCGGGTCCGCATCTGTGCGTCGATGATCGCCATCTCCGTGGCCGTGCGGGCGCCGGCGACTTGACCGCGGGCCGCCTCCGCGAGCGCCGAGATGAACGCAGCGTCGCCTTCCTGCCGCGCGATGAAGTTCTCAACGCCCACCGGCACCTGCGGCATCGGCATCTCGTAGAACAGCGTCGAGAGCGTGCGGAGGCCCTCGGCGTTCGTCGGGCTGATGGGCACGAAGCTGCCCGTCGCGGCCTCGACCGCCTTGTTGAGGTCTTCCTCGGTGATCAACTCGCTGTTGAACAGGATGCGCGGAATCATCAGGTAGACGATCTGCTTCATGTGCGTGAGCAGATCGTTGATGGTCTCCTGCTGGTTGAGGACGAGCTGCACCTCGGAGAGGCCCAGGCAGTCCACCGCAGACTGGTTCAGCGAGAACATGGAGTACGGGACGTAGTCCAACTCCTGCTCGAACACGACGGCGTCGGCCTGCCGCACATAGTGCGTGACCTTGTTCGTCTCGCGGTCGTAGTACTCCCAGACCGTGACCCACTCGAACGCATCGCGGAGCTGCCCGCTGTCCGTGTTCTTGTAGGTGTCACTGATCCACTTCGGGTAGCGATCAGGAACCACGTCCTCCATCTTCGGCGAGCGGTACGCGCCGCTCTTCACACGCCGCTGGAACTCCGTGTAGGGGATGACAGCCGCCTCCAGCCAGTAGCGGATGTCGTCAGGGTCGCGGACCGTCTGGTCGAAGAACACTGCACCGGGCTCCAGCACGCGCACCAGCGGCCGATCCTCCCCGGCGTTCCAGCCGGTCTTGAAGATGCCACGCTTGCAGAGCACTGCGTCGATGAGCGCGGTCGCCGCGCGCCGGCGCATCTTGTTCGAGTCGAAGACGTACTCCATCAACCCGTTGACCAGGGGAATCACCTCCTGGCTCTCCCGGTTGCGCGGGTTTGCCGCGACCTTGGGGTTGGGCCCGAGCAGCGCGCTCACCGCCGTGTCCGCGATGGCGTAGATCATGTTCTTCGAGCACAGGAAGCTCGGCACCGTCCCATCACTCAGACCCGCGTCGCTCCGCGATGCGTAGAAGTCTCCCCGGTAGTACCGGCGCGCCTTGTCGAAGTTCTTCTTCTCGACCTTCTCGTAGTAGCGCCGGTGACGGTCGATGAGCTGCGAAAGGTTCATGTCCACTCCCGATTGATGGGCTTGAAGGGGTTCCTTGCCGCAGCCCGCTCATGATGCTTGAATCGATCAAGGTCGGCAATCGTAACGCGCGACCCGTCCGGAGTCCCGAAATCCTGCGCCGGTTGCGCAGGCGCTTCGTCCGCCGTGAACCGGCGGCGCGACAAGACGTCCGCCGCCATGACGGCCGTGCGCGCGAGGTCGAAGTGGTGCGTCGTCCCATCGTTGTTCGCCGCGCGCTTCGTGCGATTTCCGTCGTAGTTCAGCAGCTGGTGCAACAGCGGCTTCGACTTGATGGTCAGCTCGCTGTCGCGAAGCATGCGAACGAGTCGCGCCTCGCCTTCCTGCACCCGCTTCTCCGTGGCGTACCAGCCAGGGTGGTTGCGGTCGGTCCACAGCAGGTTTCGGGCGCCCTTGTCCTTCAGCATGGCGATGCACGCAGCGGCGTTCGACTCGACCGCGAGCAGCGCATGGTTGTAGAACCGCTGGAGGTTCAGCAGCCGCTCTGCGAAGCGACCTGGGTCTTCTCGACCCTCCCACACCGCGACCTCGCGACGCTCGATGGCATCCCACACCGTCACGGCGCTGTTGTCGCCCGTGGAGCCGAATCCCGCAGGGTCCGCGCAGACGAGGTAGGCGCGGCCCTTGACGGGTCGCTCCAGCAGGCTCGCGCCCTTCGGCATCGGCTCCGGGGGCACGACCGAGCTGAGCAGGCAGTCCTTCAGCACATCGACAGGCATGATGGGCGCACCGCCACCCAGCCATCCGTCGTAGGGGTCGCTGGGGTACTTCGAGGTGAACAGGCGCTCGTCGTTCGCCATTTCGGTCTGGAGCGAGATGCGGCGGAACGCGAGGTTGTGGACGTCCATCCCCGGATGCCGCTTCATGTACTCCAGTTCGGTGTCCGTCGGACGGAACCCGACGGGGTCGACGCGGCAGCTCGGGTCAAGCCACCACTCCAGGAACACAGGGTGGAAGCGCCCCTTGCCCTCCAGCGCGTTGTGCCACATCGTCTCGTGGTGGCTACCCGACGCGCCGGGCGTGGACTCCAGGACAACACGCGCGTTCTGCCGCTTGTTGACGGCCGGGAAGATGTTCGCCGCCGCCTTACGCTGCCACTGCGCCTCACCGAACTCGGTGAGCAGCAGACGGTCGATGGAGCGACCGACCGCCGGCGAGCGCCCGCCAGCCGTCAGCACCTTGATGCCGCCACCGTGGACGAAGTGAATCTGCGTCGTGCCGGGCTTGCGGCCCGTCTCGACAGGAACGCGCACATCATCGGGGAGGTTCTTGTATGCGAAGAGGATTCTTTCGAAGATGTCTTCTGCCGTGTCTTGGCGCTCGGCGATGAGGACGCCCTTCACGCCTTCGAGGTACATGCAGTCGCGGAGCAGGAGCATCACGGACGGCGTCGTGATCTTCGCTTGGCGGAACTTGTCGCAGATGACCCAGCGATAGTCGGCGCACGCCTGCAAGAACTTCATCTGGATGTTCGTCGGTTCCAGATAGCCGATGGACTCGTCCTCCCGAACGATCTGGCACATCGACACAAACGCCCACGGCGTCGAGAAGAGCGCCCGCACCTTCCCCATGTGAAGACCCGGAATCTGCGCGATCTTCGCGCCTCCAGGTAGACTCGCCGGTGCGTTCACTATAAACTGCTCCTATAGCTATACTATCACGGTATGGCCCAGAGGTCTACCATGGCCGAGAAGTGGATCAAGGGCGCCATCAAGAATCCAGGTGCTCTTCGCGAGAAGATGGGCGCCAAGGAAGGCGAGACCATCCCGAAGGAGAAGCTCGCGGCCAAGGAGTCTCAGCTCCGAAAGGAAGGCGAAGGCGACAAGAAGCTGTCCTCGGCAAAGCGCACGCTGCTGAAGCAGATCGTGTTGGCGCGAACCCTCGGGAAGATGGGAGAATAGATGATTGGCAACGACGTTCAGAACACCACCCGCCCGGACCTCAAGCCGGCCAAGGCCGCACCCGCGTCGATGAAGCGCGATCTGCTCAAGCAGATCGTCATGAACCGGATGAAGAAGACCTATGGCGGCTGACGGAAAGTACGGCCACATCAGCTTCAAGCCGCCGCAGTCCGTGGCGGCGTCTGCCGTTCGCGGCCTCATGCTGCGCCGGGAGCAGTCGAAGTCCCAGAAGGCGGGCCTCGATGTCGCGCAGGCTGCGGCGCAGGGCATCGGTAGCGGCGTCCAGCGCGCAGCGAACCTCAAGAACCGCTCCGAGATGGACCCGTCCACGGTGAAGCGGATGAAGGCGTACTTCGACCGGCACGCCAGCAACTACCAGCTCGACCCCGGCAAAAGCCCCAAGGAAGACAAGGGGTACGTCGCCGGCCTCCTGTGGGGCGGGGACGCCGGGAAGTCGTGGTCGAACAAGGTCGTCCGCCAGATGGAGGCGGCCGACAAGCGAGGGAAGTGATGGATCGCCGCGCCGCGTTGAAGCAGGTCTACAGCAACCCCACCCTACGAGAGCGCATCAAGAAGCGCATCATGGCGGGCGATAAGGGCGGACGCCCCGGTCAGTGGTCCGCCCGCAAGGCGCAGATGACCGCCCAGCAGTACAAGAAGGCCGGAGGCGGCTACAAGAGCGGCCCGTCGAAGACGCAGAAGAGCCTCAAGCGCTGGACGAAGCAGGAGTGGCGTACGCCGTCCGGCAAGCCCAGCGTCCAGGGGCCGAAGGCGACGGGCGAGGTCTACGCGCCGAAGCGCGCCATCGAGAAGCTCCGCTCTACCCCTGGCGGTATGGCGAAGCTCGCGCAGGCGACGGCCGAGAAGCGGGCCGCGACCCGCGAAGGGAAGCAGTTCGCGCGGCACGACCTCCACAAAGGCACGGACAGATAGCCCGCAGGCCCCCCACTCCCGTCTAATAACCCGAAATAAATCTACTGCAACCTCTTGCGCGAAGATACCCATAGCGGTATTCTACGCACGCACCCCTCATGAGTGTTTCGGGTAGCCCTTCGGGGTCCGTAGCTACGAAGAGCGGGCAGGCGCCGCACTGAACCAACAGTTCCTTCGACCCGCCGGTCGGAGCCGCGTATGCGTCTGCCTCGCCGGCTATGGAGTTTCAAATGGCGATCTCTACCGAAATCCTCAACACCACCTTTGCGGACCTCCGCGGCCCGCTCGTCAACTCCTTCGTCCGTTCCAACGAGCTGCTCAGCGCGCTCATGGACAAGGCCCGCATGCCCTCCGAGGGCGGCTCGCTCATCGAGCGTTCCTTCGCCGGCGGCGCTCCCGCCCGCGGCGTCGGCGTCTTCGTCGGCGACGAGCTGCTCAACATGACCCGCCGTCAGCAGACCAAGCGCTTCCAGGTCGAGCCGCACCGCATCGTGGCCGCGATCAACATCCCCAAGAAGGAGCTGCTCTTCAACAGCGGCAAGCTCGCCGTGATCCGGCTCATCGAGGAGTACCCGCAGACCACGCTCGAAGGCGCGAAGGCCGACCTCAACGCCTTCCTCCTCACCGGCGTGTCCCGCGGCCTCGTGTTCCAGACCGCCGACCTCGCCGGCTTCCTGAGCGTCAACGGCGAGTTCGCCGCCGGCTCCGGTACGGGCGTCACCAACGGCCTGCTCAAGTTCGCGACCCCCGCGACGCAGAACCAGAACGTGCAGAGCGTGCCGAAGTCCACCTCGTACTCGCACTTCAACCAGTACGGGGCGATCACGGCGTACGCCACCGACGGCCTCCCAACCCTCCGCAAGACCTACCGCCAGTGCGCCCACTACGCGGGCGGCATGGGCAAGGGCCCCGACCTCGTCGTCATGGACGACGACACCTACACCAACTTCGAGGACTCCCGCCTCTCCCTCGTCCGCGTGACGCTGGTCGAGGACAAGACCGAGAAGAGCAACATGCTCGGTCTCGACCTCGGCGTGGCGAAGGTGTACAGCTCCATCGACCTCGACCGCACCGCCTCCACCTTCTCGGGCACCCCCGCGCAGTTCGGCGTGACCTACATCCTGAACACCGACTACCTTGAGATGCCCCTCATGGAAGCCCCGTCCATCACGCCGTTCACCGAGCGCGTGGGCGACCAGGACGTGGTCACCGCCATCTTCTCGATGCAGGGCAACCTCATCTGCACGAAGACCCCGGCCCAGGGCTGCGTCTCCGGCGGCGCCATCTAAGGCGCGGCTCGACTACCTCAACTTCAAGGAGATTTCAATGTCCTTCGCGAACAATCAGGTCTTCGGCAACGACATCACCGTTGTCGATACCTCTCAGGTCTATCCCCTCGGCACCGAGCGCCTCGTTCTCGGCGCGCAGACGGGCTCCGGCATCGGCGATCAAGTCTGGCGCTACGTCAAGAACGACGAGGCGGCGAGCGCCTTCGCCGTCGGCAATCCCGTCATCCAGAAGACGGTCACCGCCAGCGCGGGCACCGCGGTCATCTCGACCGGCGCCTCCATCCCGCGCCTGCGCGTGCTGGGCGTCGCGCAGCACGCCATCGCGGCCCAGTCCTACGGCTGGGTTCTCGTGCGCGGTCGCGGAACGGTGCTCGCCACCGCTGCGGGTGTCGCGGCCGACACCGCGTTCGCTACGGACGCTGCGGCGGGCACGGTCGTCGCGGCTCCGAACACGGGCGTCGGCGCTGTCGCGGTCATCGGCGTGACGGACGTCGCCATCGGCGCCAGCGTCACCGGGACCGCGGTTATCGACTGCCGCTGATTCGGTAGCAACCCTGCTTCGGCAGGAATAGGAGGCGGGCATGGACACATCTCTCGGTGCGCTTCGTGCCCGCCTCTTCAGCTTTCGCTCGTGGGACAGCACGGGGACGACCCTCGACAATCGGATTCGAGAGGCGATGAACGCCGCTCTGGACCGGGTGTCGGGGGATGTCCCCGAAGCTGTCGTGCCGGACGATGAGCATGTCGTGCTCCTCGCCGATGTGGTCGGGGGAGACGCTGAGGTTCAAGCGAGGCTCGCGCCGACCTTGGACGCGCGCGTCCTCCTGTTCGTGACACCCGCCGGCGTTCCGCTGACCACGGGCGCGCCGTGGCTGCCGAACGTCACGGGGGTGCTCGACGGCGTCACGCACCTGGAGATCGTCGACCAGAACGGCCAAGTTCATCGGCGCCAGTCTCGCGAGTTCTGGTCGCAAGTCGTTGGGCTTAACCTCGTCTACTACGTGAGCCTCGACCGTCCGTGGGACACGGTGGCGGCCCCCGGTGCGATTCTCGACTTCCGGCTGCACCAGCCCGAGTTCTTCGTGTCCGACGATGTGACACGCGTTCTTGAGCCCGCGCGCATCTTCGACGAGACGCGCCAGCAGATCTGGGCCATCGACACAGGCGGCGCGATGCGCCAGGACATGGTGGATTATCGCGGCGACGACAAGGGCCGCCCATTCCGCCTCTGGCGGGGTCGCCACTTTCAGATCCCCGCGCCGACGAAAGCCCCGGTCATCGCGCCCGAGGACAAGAACCCGTGGACCGGACCCGAGTGGGAAGGCACCTTCACCTTCGTCTACACCTACGTGTGGGGCCGCAAGGACGCGGAGTGGCAAACGGCGCCGGGCGGTATCCGCGACCCGCAGTGGGAGAGCGCACCCTCCCCGCCGAGCGTGGTGTTCAGCCACACGGTGGAGCCCACGGACAGTATCTTCATCACGCCGACGAACATCGACGCGATGATGGACTTCGGCGTGTCCGGGACGCTCCGCTTCAGCCGCAGCGGCTTGCGCGTCCGCATCTATGTCGCGCGCACCTCTGTGCGCACCGCAGCCCCCTACGGTCCGGGGTTCGAGCGTGTCGAAACGGACGGCAAATACTACCTGCTCGGCGAAGTAGAGCCCACGGCGGGCGCGTTCCTGTGGCGGGGCGCCGTAACTCCCGACTACCAGCGGCCGTTGAAGCACAGCACCGGCTACTACGCCTACGGGGTCTTTCCGCATCAGGACCAGCGCTACGAGCTGGACGTGCGGGTGCAGCGGCTGCCGAAGAATCTCATCAACGACCAGGACACCGTCCCCATCCAGCGAGACGCCGTCTTGGCGTACCTGGAGCTGTGCCTGCACTACATGTGCTTGATGGACGGCGTCGATCAGACCGGCGCGAACCAGCACATCATGCGCTACAACGAGCTGTGCCGGCACTTTCGCAAGCGGTACGCCAATCCAGGGGGTGTCGTCGAACCAAGAGGTATTTCGGGGTATCAATCCCGGTATCGCTACGGGCGATACCGCGACACGACCTGAGCGTGTTATACCTTACCGGCAACCCGAGGACGTTCTCATCATGCCGCAGAGTCATTCATTTCTTCGCCCCGATCTGGGCGACATCTTCGTTCGCCGCAACTTGAACGGCAACGAAGAAGAAGCCATGATCGTGTCGGTCATGTACAACCCGAAGGCTTCGTTGTGGCAGGCGACCATGAACACGAAGAACGGGGTCGAGTTCGTCACCGGCGACAAGGAGTTCCGGAACATCCACGACTGGCGCCCGAAGCACTACGTCTTCGACGACCAGAACGGCAACTGGTACGCGCCCGCCGAGAAGGAGAAGCTCGACGCCGAGCGCGCCAAGGCGGAGGCGGCCAAGGCTGCGGCGGCCCAGGTGACGTCGGCTGAGAAGGACGAGTACCTCGTCGCGGACGCTGCCGAGGCGCCGAACGCGATCAAGAAGCGCGGCCTGCCGAAGGTCGGAGCGATTCCGTCCCTTCCGTCTCTCCGAGTATAACGCATGGCGGGCCCCGACAACCAGCAGACCAAGCAGTTCATCATCCCGTTCGGCGAGGCTACGGCCAGCTACACGCCGAACGAGCTGGCATCGAAGATCACCAACTTCGAGGCCACGGTAGAAGCGACGCTTGCGACGGTTCGGGGCCCGACCCTGTACGAGCCCCCGCGCCCGCAGGCGCCGGGCATCGTGTTCGGGGAGATGCACGGCATCTTCCACGCCAATCTCATGGGGGGAACGTCGGACACGCTGCTGGTGCGGTCCGGCCAGTACCTGTATCGCCACGCAGGCTGGACGCGCGGATGGGAGCAGATCTACTCCGGGCTTACGTCCGACACGCGCCCGAACTACCCCGACCAGTTCCTCGTCCTGAACGACAAGATCATCTGGACGAACGGAATCGACTACCCGCTCATCATCGACGGGCACGGATCGGTGCATCCGCTGGGCTTCTCGCAGGTTCCGAGCGCGCCCTCGGTCTACGGGCCGCAGTCGCTCCCGTCCAAGAGTTCGTTCTACCCCAACGCGGGCGGCTACTCCTGGCGCGGAGATGTCGGCACTCCGGGCGACGTCCTGAGCGGAGCACAGGGCGCGCTGCTCGATGGTGCGTGGGTGTACCACGTCCAGCTGGAAGACCTCTACGGAAATCTCTCCGCTCCATCTCCTGCGTCAAACACGGCTCTCGTAAAGACGCAGCAGGCGAACCCGGTCCTCCCCGACCCCGTGTTCGGGATCTCCAGCGCGGACAGCGTCGGTAGGACGCAGACCGGCGCCGAGATCGACGACCTGACGCGGCAGTTCTTGGTTCGTCTCACGAGCCAGGGGCCCAGCCACACGGTCGCGATGAACCTCTACCGCACGCCCGACACGATTCGGGGCAGCACAACGCCTCGGCTCGTTGTGCGGCTGTCGGGGCGCGACCGAATGGTGTTCGGCGACCGGAACGCGGACAACCACCTCGGGCCGGCGATGGAGCCCACGGTTTCGATGACCGTGTTTCGCACGATGTGCGCGCACCGTGGCTGCCTCGTTATCGCGAACACGCCGTCCGACCCAGGCATCGTTCGTCGCAGCTCGCCGGGCTTTCCAGGCACGCTGCCGAAGGACGAGTACGTCTACCCCGACACCGGAGGGGCCGAGGTCACCGCAGTCGCGTCGCACGCGAGCTACCTGTTGGCGTTCACCGAAACGGCGGTCTACGACATCAGCGACTTCGCGACCCCTGCGCTCATCGCGCAGGGTATCGGCTGCGTCGCGCCGCGCAGCATCAAGGCGCTCGCGGATGGGCGCCTCATCTGGCTCGCGCGAGACGGGTTCTACTCGATGGACCCGTCGCGTCGTATCATGCGGGTCAGCAACGCGATCCACGCGACGATTCGCTCTGACTTGAACACCTCGCGCTTACGGAAGGCAGTTGCCGTGCTCGACGCGCGCAGCTTGGAGTACCGCTGCGCCGTGCCTCCCGCAGGAGAGACGCGAAACTTCCGGGTTCTGGTGTTCGACGGGAGCTACTGGCGTCAGATCGAGCTGGGGATCGCCGTTGCCGACATCTGCCAGACCGACGACTATCGGCAGTACCTGCTGTTTGTCGGCCGCCGCCCCATCGACATCGTCACCCCCTCGGCGGTCAACGCCGTGTTTGTGATGGACCGAGAAACTGCGACGTACACGCCACCGACGCGCACGGCGGTGTACCGCAGCGGCTGGATGTACGCCGACGCGACAGGCATGACGCCCGTTCACATTCGGTCGCTGTATCTCGGCATGGTAGACGCCTTCGACGGCACCTTCACCATCCGCTTCTACCGGAACGGATCGTGGAAGCCCGTCATCGAGATGACGGATGTTCTCGCCATCGGCGTGGATGACGGGAGCGGCGTCGTGACCGATGTCGCGGGGACCGCCGTCGTCGGCACGGCGAAGGCCCACGACCCGCGACTGTTCTGGCGCATGGTGCCTGTCGGGCTGGAGACCGTTTACGGCTGGGCGTTTGAAATCGAAGTCGCTTCTCCCACACGACTGGAGCTGGCCGCGTTCGCGTTCGACCAGAGCGCCGCGTCCTCCGGTAACCTCCGCGGGCGTGTTCCGCTTAGGCAGGATCGATGAGCTACCTGTTCCCGAAGCGTGCGCTGCGTGCGGGTGATGTGCTGGACCCGACGGACCTGACCGAAGACATCGCGCCTGCGGCAGAGCGTGTAAGCGGGCGGCTCAACGCGCACAACATCAGCGAAACGATCAGCTCTTCGGTCGGGGTGGATGAGGAAGCGTATTACGCCATCTACCACTACGAAACCCTTGCGCAGTTTCGTTGGGCGACGACCACCCCAGGCAGCCTCGGGTGGCCTGACGATAATGGAAACGTCAGCTCGTTCGCGTCGTCTATCCAGAACAACTTCGAGTGGCAGTCTCTCGACAACGCGACCCGTGGTACGGTGCGCGTGTCCCCCACCACCGGGATGTCGGTCCTTTGGATCAACGCCTACGCGCAGTATCTCTGGTACGGTTTCGACCCGACGATCGGCGTGTACGGCGGGTCCTGGTACACTGCGAGACCTGGATCGCTCGACCCAGGCCAGCATAGAAACGGCGCGATGACGCGCCCGTGCGGGCTTCAGTTCGCGCTTCGCGTCGATGGAAACATCATTCCTGAGACGATCACGGGAATCGACGACACGACGTACCGGGCCTCGACGCCGATCAAGCCCACCAGCCAGCGCGTCGACACGGTCCTACTCACGCCGGGGCCCGCCGACATACGAGGAGAGCAGATCTGTTCTCTCGGGCCGCCGTGTCTTCCGATTCGCGTCGGTGCCTGCGTGCCCGTGTCTCCCGGCGACCATGTCGTGGAGCTGGTGGTTCGGCGCGTGCCCTTTGTGTTCAGCGCGGCCCGCGGCGCGGTGGACAACGGCGGAACGGCGGCATACGGGGGCTACGACAACCTCTACGTCCTCGCCCGCCAGCTGAACGTGATCGAGCTGAAGGCGCATCCCGTGGACAGCGTGGCCGCGTTTGAGGTGAGCGCACCGAGCTTCATCGAAGAAGAGGTTCTCTCCACCGCGGCAGTTTACACCGACCGCGTCCAGCCCGTGGTGGCCGCGTACAACGCGGTCGGAGAAGGCGCGCTCCAGCGCGGTGCGCTGGCACACTACCACCTCCCGTCGGCTCTTCTGGGGGCCGCGACCACGGAGCGTAGTTACGCAGGGTCGGGCCCTGTCTTCAACAACTGGATTCCATCCACCGAGCTGCTCGATACGGTCACGCTGACCGGGTACGCCGGAACGCCCGGCGTCGGCTGGAAGCTCATCGACGACTCGGGTGTAGACCCCATCAGCGTGACGAACTTCGATGTTCAAAGCCAGTGCAAGGTGCTGGTGCTCGTGAACATGCAGGTTCGCAACATCAAAGGGGGTAACGCGGTGTCTCTCGCCGGCGACTATGACAACCCCCAGACAGTCAGTGCGGGAGACATCCGTCAGTTCGCGTTGTTCAAGATCATGTATCAGCTCACGACCGCGACCAGCACGGACTGGGTGGGGGTCGACGAGAGCATCGGCATGGTCAACGACTTCGTTTGGTGGCCGAAGACGCCGCCCTCGGGATCTGCGGACCCGGTAGCAGAACCTGTGGCCGATGAGTACGGGTTGGAGCACGTAGAAATCCAGCTCATGGCGCTCCTGACGTTCAACGGGTTCTCACTGAACCGGCGCATCAACATCGGTGTGTTCGGCGGGGTCGCGAACAACGGCTGCACCTATCAGGTGGGCCGGGGCAACATCATCGCGCTGAAGCTCCGCGCCCCTTAGGAGAACGCATGGCGACCCTCATCCCGGCGACGACCTATCCGAACGGCGCGACCCTTAGCGTCGCCGGCCACAACGCCAACATCTTCTCCACGACTTCTGGACAGGGCATCCAGTCAGAGCCGAATGGCGGTTTGATCGTCGCCAACCTCGATCCTGCGTTTCGTGTGCGCGACGAGCACGTCATGTCGGAAGAGGCGACATTCGGCCGCATGAACGGCACGACCGCTCCGATGGACGTCTACAACAACGCTTTCGGGCAGCGCGAGGACGAAGACCCGAACTACGTCGCGGTGGGCGGGCTCTGCGAGCGCGTTTACGTGCCCTACGACGTTGCGTTCGGTGTCTGGCAGTGGGCGTTTTACATGGTGCCCTGGCGGCCTTTCATCTACGAACAGGCCACGGAACTCGCGGACATTCCGGACATGGCGCTGCGCGTCTATCTGGACGGCGTCGAACTACCTGCGTTTCGGCGGTACATGTCAGTCTCGGCCGAGACCGAGGCGCAAACCTTCGGCTCGGTTCCAGGGTCAATCGCCGGCCCGAACCACGAACAGGTAACCCCGCTCTGGTTCGACATCTCGAAGCTCGCGACCTCCGTGTCCAAGGGGTTCCACGAGCTGTCGGTCAAGCTCTGGCTGCCGCGCGTCATCTTCGGCTCGACGACGTACGGCGCCGCAGAGGAGCTGGTCCTCGACGCACCAATCGGTGACTTCGCTGCGCTTGTTGGCGGAGTCGTCGCCGGCGGGGGTCAGGTCGAGGCGACCCTGCACACGCGGGTGACGTTCGGTACAAGAAACGTGCGCTTCGTGGCGTTCAAGTAACCTGTCGACTGAACGCGCGCAACGCGATATACTCGTCGCGAGGTTCAAATGATCCTTCCTCTTGCTCAGGCTGTGGCTGTAGGCGCAGGCACGGCAGCCGGTCCGCTCATGCAAGCGGCGGGGCAGGCGATTGCCTCAGCGGTTGATCCCGCCGCCCGCGCGTACCAGGGGCAGATCAAGCGGGACATCAGCGCGCTCCAGCGCGGCAAGCTGGGCCTCTCGGAGGCCGAGAAGCGCACCATGCTCGCGGGGACGCAGCGGGCGCTTCAGGCGCAGACCGCTGAGCTGGAGGCCAACCTTCGCCGTTCCGCTGCTGCGCAGGGTGGCTTCGGCCGCTCGGGCGCGCAGCAGCAGGCGCTTGGGACGCTCGCCGCAGGGCAGCGCGAAACCATGGCGGGCGCGACGGGGAAGGTCGACGCGCTCTCGCAAGAGGTCGCGCAGCGTCGGTTCGCGGATGTGATGAACCGTCTCTACCAGCAGCGCGTGGAAGCACGCCAGACGGGCGCGGCGATCGGCGGTGCGATTCCGGCCGGAGTCATCCAAGGTGCGGCGTCCTACGGCGATCTCTACAAGGCGGCGATGGAACAAAAGACGCGGCAGGCCGAGGCGGGTCTCAAGCTGGCGGAGATGGAAGCCGCCGGCGCGACGTCCGGCGTTGTCGCGCGATAAGGAGAGATCATGGCGACCGAGCAGTATATGAGCCCTCTCTACGCGGCGTTCCTCTCCGCCTACGACATCAACGACGACACCGCACCGACGACCGATCCCGACATGTTCAAGCAGTACGTCGTGCTGCGAAAGACGGCGCAGGACTACGCCAAGAGCTTCAATGTCTCGGTGCTTCGTCGCGAGACGGACATGGTCAAGTCTGCGCTCAAGGCGCAGGAGCAGTCGCAGAGCTACCACGCGAAGCTGGAAGGCATCAAGAGCGACGACCGGCAGGCCACCGTCAAGGCGCTCACCGACCGCGCCAACAACATCGACGACAACTACACCCGGCTGGCCGGGCAGATGTCGAAGTTCGACAGCCAGCTCTTTCTCCCCGCACGCAGCGCGTTCGACAACGCAGATAAGGACTCGGCTGCGGCGTGGGAGACGCTGTTCAACACTCTGAACAGCAAGGGCGGTCGTGCTGTCGGTAGCGATCCCGAGTCCGTCGGCCTCGCCACGCAGATGTTGAAGATGACGATGAATGTGTCGGATCTGAACGCCGTCACGCCAGACGAGGTCCAGGCCGCCGTCGCGAGAGACGGTAGCTCCGAGCTGGCGGCAAGGGCGGCTCAGTTCGTTCGTGAGGCCCAGCAGAAGAACACCGAGGTCATCACCACGCTCAAGTCTCTCGACGGATCTCGAAAGGAGCTGCGTGACATCTCGGCGATGGGCTTGATCTCGGACACCGAAATCCAGCGGGCGCAGCGCATCTCCGCCGAGGCCGAGGAAGTTCTCAAGAACAGCTTCGGTGGCACGCCGGAGGAGCTGAGCGAGCGGCTCGAAGACCTCCGCGCCCGCGACACCGAGTACCAGGGACTCCTCAACGACGCGCGGAAGGCGTTCGACCTCGCTGTGCAGCCGGGACAGGAGGGTCTGCGGACGCGCATGGGGCGGCTCCTCGCGAACGAGGACTTCGCGGCGTGGGCCCAGGACAACGGCTTCAAGAAACTCGGCCGGTCGAAGATCGACGAGAACGGCGAAGTCGTCTATGTGCAGGGCCTCGACGACGCGCAGGCCATCGCGCGCTACGCCTACCAGCTTCAGCATCCGGATCGGCACGGCCCGCTGTTCGGGCGTCGCGGCTCGACGAACCAGCTCGTGCGCATCACCGCGACCGACCCCGAACAGCGCGCCCAGATCCTGGAGCAGAACAAGCTGGACGACGGGCGGTACGCAGTGGACGCCGAGGGCGCGCTGCTCCCCCCTCTGCAATACGAGCAGCGTCGACAAGCGCAGGGGTTCGCTCCGCAGGGGTACGAGTACGCCGGCACGAGCGACAAGAGGGAGTACATCAAGACGCCTACGGGCGACGTGTACCTCGTCTCCGACAACAAGTACGTGAAGGTCGAGCCGCCCGAGGGGCTGAAGTTCAGGGCCGCCGTCGTCTTTGACAAAGACAACAACGTAGAGCGCTACATGACGGCGCAGGACTTCGCCGGCGGCAACGTGGCCGTCGGGTATCCGAACGCAGACGAGGCGGTGGCCATCGCGAAGAAGGACACGACGCGCGTCGTCAGCGCGGACCAGCTTCAGAGTGTCGGCGAAATCCAGGTCGTCGGCTACCGTGATCGACTGCATTCCGGAAAGGCGGCGCAGTACGGCTCGGGCGCGATCAGCATCAACGGCGGCAAGCACGTCTTCACGCGCGGCGTGAAGATCGAGGTGCTGGACGAGGACCGACCCGACCTCGGGGCCGGCGCGGCGCGCCTGTTGCCGGGCGAGGCCGGGCAGAAGGCACTGGCGGCTCGCGCGGAGACGCAGGAAGCGGGCCTGGATTACGAGCGGCTCACTGCCGAAGAGCTGCGGGATCTCCCTCCGGTTGTGCGCCCGCCGCCCCCTCC